GGGCCTGCGAAGGAGTTGTTTGAATCAATCCAAAGCCAAGCACTGCATACCACGCCATACCTTTACTGCGACCATAGTCACCAGCAATCTGATAACGCAATTGTTCAGGCTCAACAACACCTTCATAGACTGTGTCTTCACCAAAGAAGTAAGCCCAGTCTGACTTACCATTTGTATAAGCAACCATATCGCCACCAACTTGGGTTGACGCAATACCGGTTGTACCTACACCTGGAGCAATGTTAGTCTGCTCAACAAAGCGAAGGTTTTCATAACGACCAATCTCACCACGCATAATCAAGTCAAGACCAGTTGCTGAGTATGAGTGAAGTGTTTCAAGTGAGTTCTTGATTGGGCGAAGTGTTGACACATTGCTAATAGCATAGTAGTCATCACCCAGGAATGCTGGTACATTCTGTGTCTTCATATAATCGACTAATGTCTTAATATGAGCAGTACCAAGAGCAACGTTGTTGGTTCCTGTTACAGTTCCGTTTGTGTAGTAAGTCAACGATGAAGTATCAGTACCAGAGGAGGCAATGAAGTGCAACGGGGTTGCTTTGAACTGAGCCCAGGCTGCGCGGTCTAATGTCTTGGCGCAGTCGTTCTTTAGTGTCTTGCCGACAGGACCATCGATACTAAACTTTGATAGGTCTTCAAGGAAAGCAGTCCAAGGAACAGCGTTTGCGTATTCTGTGACTGTCAGTGTGCCTTGGGCAACGGTGAAGTTGGTTTGTGGAACGGTGTTGGTTTCAGACAACACACCACCTGGGTTTGCAACATCAGAGACCACATCCCAAGTGAATGTCTGTCCACGGTGTTTACCGAAAACTTGTTCTCCGTCGCAGAATTGACGGAATTTTGTTAAGGGCTGAACCGAAGTTCTTAAAACATTGGATAACTGATTAGAATAAAAGTATCCACCTGCGGTATTCTGTGCCCAGACTTGGCCTGCCATCTTGTAATCTCCTTGTTAATGCCAGGGGTCATTGATAACCTTACTGGGCTTTACGATTTATTTATCAGGTCGAAGAGGAAAGTATTCTCTTCTTCCTATTTGCAAACATTCTTGCAATTGCTGCTTGCTGAGATTCTCTCTCAGACAACTCCCTTTCAGTACTGGTCGATTGTTTTTGACCAGCAGTGTTTAAGTTTACAATCTTCTTTTTCTTTTCAATCAACTCTTGTTTCTTTAGTGCATCAGCCGCTTGACTTGTATTCTTATCACGCCATTGTCTGATTTGCTTACCGCAGTGTCGTAGTCTTTTATCAAAATTAACGATTGGGTCTGGGTCGAACACCTGACTCATGAGTCTGGAATCCATATCATTCAGTGCTGCATTCAAGATTGGATCTGAAGTAATATCATTAAACTCATTAGTGAATGCCTGATAGATTGCCTTACCTGCTTGTTGTAGGTCGGCCTGACTCTTCTCCTTGCGGATATCAGTCTTGGCAGTGGCCAATACCTGTGATAGGGCTTCTGCTGCTTCTTCTTCAGAACCTAACTGAATCTTCTTGGCAAGTTCTTTGATATCAACTTGTGGCTCGGGTGGAGTTCTTTCTTGATGTAACTTCTTGACTGCTTCAGAGTAATATAAGTCTGCATCTTCGACTTTGTTTGCTAATTGAATCCAATCATCAAGAGTTCGTGATACTTTCTTGCCGTTGATAATCTTTGTGATTAGGGTAGACCCATCATACTCATTATCTTCTGGACTAACTTCTGGTTCAGTTGAAGTATCTTGATTATCAGATGTAATATCTTCATCTTCATCGGATGTATTTTCCTGATAGTTTTCAGATGCGGGAATGCCACTCAGTTCAGCATCTTGTCTGGCTTGCTCATTGGTCACATTTTCCGCAACTTTATTTCTCCAATCGACTCTGGCTGCTTCTACTTCTCGTAGCTTTACCAATTGAGCGGCGCTAACTCGATTAAAGTCTTGATCTTCTTCCATTTGTTTCAATACGCGATCTTCATCTGCGTTGTATGCTTCTCTTGCCATAGTATATTACCTCTATATTAGTTAGATTAGTTAGATTAGTTGTATTGATATCTCACTCATTTCGTATATTTAGTGCCTGAAGTGCATTATTACCAGTAACCAATGCCTTGGCAAAATACACCTTGATTCTATTCAGCATTTTATATTCCATTTGTAAAGATAAGACTTGCTTGGCATCATTAGCATCAACCGTTAGGAACTTGGCCTTTACTTCTTGGATATCCTTCTCAATATTCCTCTCAATGAGTTGTCCTAACTCTCCCCTGAAGAAGTTTCTGACTAACTCAGCATCGAGAACCTGATCTTCCAGTTCTTCAAGCAGTTTCTGGTTACGATCTGCTTGCTTTCTTTTGATATCATCGAATAGTTTCATAAGCAGTTCACTTTATTGGATTGGGTTTAGCCTGTGGAGCAGGTGCTGAAGACTGAACTGGCTGACTTGAGATTGTAAAGGCCTTCTCTGCCATAAACTTAGCATTCAAGTTCTTCTCCTTCATTGTAGCAATTGCCAATTTAGTTTGATTGGCTTCTCGACCACGCTGAATACCTGCCATTGCTTGTGTTTCGGACTTGGCTAACTTCTGTTTCAATGCAGCATTTTCTTGCATTAGTTGCACCAAGTTAGGATCTTGTTCTTGATTGATGAATCTCATTCCATCTCCATACCCTGCATTAGCAAATAACTCTTTGGTTATTTCTTTTATGTCGAATGCCTTCGACATTGGGCTTGACATAAGTTTCTCTATAGTCGAAATAGCGGAAATAAGTTTGCCTGTTCTGACTATTGGATCGGTTGCGCCCATACCAACATTGACTTTTACAACCAAGTCGTGTTTGAGCATATCTTGAGTCATTTTATCTTGACCAAACTTCTGTAATATATTGCCTTGCTGTTTTCCAATCAAAGCAAATACCGTATCATCAGTCTCATAATGGAACTCAAGTCGAATCAAACCACGCAAAAGTGGTTCTATGAATGTTTGTGTAAAGATTCTTAGTTGATGTTCAAGCACAACACTGGCATTTGAGTTGAGCATTTGCATACCACGCCAGGTATCAGCACCACCTGCAGGCTGTGATTGGATACTTTGTGGATTGAAGTTGCTGATTAGTTCATCAAAGTCAGCATTGAGTCTGTCCTGTTCCAGATAAGATGACTGAGTAACATCTTCAGTTTTGATTTCCTTGATGTCGTTCGTTGGATCTTGTGTGAATACGGCTGAGCCAGGCTGATTTCTTAATAGAGCCGATAAGTCTGCCTCTGAATCAGTCTTCACAATGAACTTCTTATTGAGTGCTAACTTAACATTATTCAATCTTTGGTTAGCAATCTCGTTGATTTCTTCCTGAATTCCGCTCACAAGTTCAGGCACACCACAACTATATGGGTTGTGAGTCTCAATGATTGTCTGTCCAACCACAAATTGGCGCCGTCCTGTGAAGTAAATCTCAGAGATTGGCACTGGATCCTTTAGTAGAATCTGATTATTCACGGTATACCAGACATAATCTTCGCCATTGATCCTGTGAATGTGTTCTTGCACTACTACAACTTCGTAGTCACTGATCTCTTTGGCTTGATTGTTTCGTGGATCTTGTCCTGTTTGATTTCTTGTAATACGAGTTGATTCACCATCATTCGAATTACCAGCCAACAAATCTTCAGTGCTTGCATATTTGAAGTATCCAGTCTTGATTTGCTGCTTGATATCAGACAGGAACATAGGTCGTAGATAGATCAGGAATGGAGATGACTCTACAACATCAATCCAGTTAGCATTGGCATCAAACCTAAAGTTCTCAAGTGGAATCAAATCAATAGCAGGCTTATCTTCAATGAAGGTCGGATCATTAGGTGCGACATCTGATTCCTTTCTAATCTTCCAGTAATAATGAGCAATAGCCAATCCTTGAACTTGTGCGTCTTGAAATCCACCAATAACAATCTGATACCAAGGAATGGTCTTAGTCAATCTATATTGTAATAATGACTTTACACAAGCAGCAGCCAATATCTCATTATGATCAGATGGATTCTCTGCCTCAATACTCACTACATCTGGATTTGAGAAGTAGGCAGTGTCAGCAGCAGCCTCATATTTCATCAATACAGATCTTGTCTTTGGTCTATATACTCTACTTGTAAATCCAGGTGCTGCTGCAGCCAGATGGGATGAAGTCTTATGTTGATTATGAAATGCTCTAATGTTATTATCTAAATCACCCCTAACATTATTATCAAAGTATGAAGTAGATCCATCATAGGCTTGTCTGGATCGAGCAAGCCACTCCGCATCAGATATCTCAGGCACTTGTATTTCTTCAGTGTCTTCAGTATCGTTATCGACTTCATCATCAGGTTGATTTGTATCAACCACATCAACCACATCAGTCAATGAATCAAGATCATTCGAAGTTGAATGCAACAAGTTATGATCTCGTTTGAGTCCTTTCTGTAGCACATCATCTTCATTGGTGGGCTCGCCAGTCTGTGCTGTCGGTGGCTGAAACTTCTTATCTATAATAATTCTGGCTTGGCTCATTGAGTTACCTTGAGTTCTTTGATGTTATTTCAACACAATCTTAGATAGTTTGATAGTTTTATCAAATTTAGGATTGAAGCCATCGGGTCGCTGTGTTACTGGTAGATTCTTTGACTTCTCCCTTGACAATCGGGCTCTTTCAAGTAACTCACCACCTAATTTCTTTACAATCTTGTCAAATGCTCTTTTTGTAGGACAATCTCTTGGATGAACTACCATTATGTGGTTATCCCCGTAATCCATTAGTTCAGCCAATGTAAAGCCAACCAATCCAGGTGCCAAAGATCTGACTCCCCACAGATAGCCAGCAAATTGCTTCTGTAATAGATTACCAGTGTATTGAACCAGTTCTTTATCTATCTGACTATCAAACTCTTCAATAGTAGTTATTTTAGTATCGTAATTAATTGTCATCTTGTATTTATTTCCATAAGTGGTTTATGTTAGTTCAAGTAAGTTCATTTTCGGGTAAGAAGAAAGATCTCTTACCCGAAGTAGGTGCTGCTATATCCATATCATAGATTCGACTAAAGCCATCTATGCAATCAACAAAGTTGCCATATGGATATACATCTAATTGTTTAGTGAATACTTCAGATAGATCATATATCTTTTTACATTCATCAACTTTTCTTATTGCTTTGGCAATTCTATATGAGCAATTCTCATCACGAGCAAACTTCTGTGATCTTGTCAAGTTACCTTCTCTATTCTCTCTTGGTGAATGCGGTAACCAGATATTAGATGCATTCAAGTCTGGCTGAATACGCTCAATTCTATCCCTCTTCCTTACCTGTCCATTATATGCTGAAGTCAATTCCTTGATTGTAAATCTTGGTGTATTGGGTTCTTTCTTGAACTGCTCTCTGAAGTAATCCAAATCCACATTACCAGTCCCATACTTCTCATACCCAACATATATTAGATTGACACCTGGATCGGCTCTCCACTTACGATACAAGTTCCGCATATTCTCCCATCTCTCAGCCAACGACATCTTATGACAAAACCCATCCAGCAAGTATTTTCTATTAGAAGCACCAATACCTATAACCAACATAGCAGTTGAAGCCGATCCCTTCTTCATCGAATTAGCCGGATCACATACTATCGCCACATTCAACTTGTATGGACGAATTTCGTAGTATTGAAGCATAGCAGTATCAAACACTTTCTCACCTGCGGCTTGTGGGTTTTGTAAGTATTGACAAGACAGATTGTAAGTCGAGTTCTCCCTCTTCTTCTGAATCCAATACTCCTCTGTGAATAGCACTGGTGGCGAATTCGGATCTGAATCAGCAGTAGCAGGATATATTCTCGGAGTTGCTATCTGTCGATCTATGATCATTTGATATGTGTCATTGAATGAATATCTGGTACCTATATATCTCTTACGACCACCCTGCTTGGATTGAGATAGTGATACCTCAAAGAAGTCATTGATCTTCTGCACCATTTCTGGTGTAGATACCGAATTCATTGTAATAATGTCATCAAATACCATCAAGTCGTAGTGAGCACCAACTTTGAGTGAAAGCAATCCCTGTGCTTCAATAGTAGGTTCTTTCGGATTACCTCTACGAATGAAAGTAATGCCTTCTCTATTCCAGGTAGGTGATTCCTTCTCTGGGTTCTTATATAGTATATCAGGAAAAGCCTCTTTGAGTAACTCGTTGGTCTCGACTTCTTGTTTGATCTGAGCCAAGAACTTACCTGCTAATGATGCATTCTCACTGAAGAAACCAATAGTGATCTCTGGATTGATCAATATATCTTGAAGTGTTTTGCCAAATGTAATAATGGAGGATTTGAAGTGTTCTCGTGCCCACAGATCGAGATATCCATCAGGTTCTTGCTCTACTTCACGACATCTATCAAGAACCCAAGGATGTATCATATCGACCCGACGACATATCTTCACAAGTAGATAGAATAGGTCATTACGACATAGCCAGCGAATGCCTGATATCCCTTCTTGTTCTACAAGACTCCACTGCTTTTGTAGTTGTGGAATAGATTTGATCTTATGTAGATGATTCATTTTATATTGAGACATTGGTCTGGCTG